TTGGTTGTAAGTCTGATCCAAAATCTATTAATCAAGCCATCCAAGCAGCCACCCCAGAACAAATGCTTGAGCTTAAAAAAGCCGAGCAAAACTTTGAGTTACAAATGAAAGAACTTGAAGTAGATGTATTTAAGCTAGAAGTAGCAGACAAACAAGATGCACGAGGTGCGTTCAGTAAAGACTGGACGGCTCGTATTATTGGTATTGCTGTTGTTGGTGGGTTTATGGGTTATATATTCTTAGTGACTTTACAGCCACCAGAACAAAACAGCGAAGCTCTTATTAACCTAGTGCTAGGATATTTAGGAGGGTTAGCTAGTGCTATTATCTCTTTTTATTTTGGTGCTTCAAATACTCCCGATAAAAAAGATGACTAATAGAAAAACAGCTCACGATGTTTCGGCAGATCTTCGAGCCCACGAGGCAAAATGCGAGGAAAGATGGAAGACAATATTTGCCGAAACAGCAGAAATCAAACAAGAAATGAACGAGTTAAACAATACTTTAAGACTGGCTATGTTTGGTGTCTTTGGATTTATGGCAACGCTTTTAATAGCTTTTTTAACAGGGGTCGTAACAATCTAGTGAACATTTCTGAAGAAGGAATTAGCCTTATCAAAAAATTTGAGGGTTGCGAATTACGATCTTATCAAGACGCGGTAGACGTATGGACTGTAGGTTATGGTCACACAAAAGACGTGAAACCTGGACAAATGATTACTAAAGAAGAAGCAGAAGAGATGTTAATTGAAGAACTTACAGAGTACTGTTCCTATGTAGAAACAGCTGTTGAAGTTCCGTTACATCAAAATCAATTTGACGCTTTAGTTTCTTGGACTTATAACTTAGGCCCTACAAACCTAAACAGTTCTACCATGTTAAAAAAATTAAATGCTGGAGAATATGAAGATATTCCAGAGCAAATTAAAAGATGGAACAAAGCAGGCGGAAAAGTATTGCCAGGTTTAGAAAGACGAAGGTTGGCAGAGTCTTTGCTGTTTGAGGGCAAGAAATGGGAACACATATAAAATGGCCTTACAAAAAACAGTATTTAAACCAGGCATAAACAGAGAAGGAACTGACTACAGTAATGAGGGCGGTTGGTTTGATGTTAATCTTGTTAGGTTTAGAAAAGGACTCCCAGAAAAATTTGGCGGATGGGCTAAATTAACAACTGATGTTTTTTTAGGAACATGCAGAGCTTTACATGCTTGGGTTTCTTTGGGCGGTTCAAAATTATTAGGATTAGGCACTACTTGGAAATATTATGTTCAAGAAGGCAGCGAGTTTTATGATATTACACCCATTAGAGCTACAACAACCAACGGCATAACATTTGCAGCCACCGACGGCTCTTCTACCATTACTGCTACAGACTCTTCTCATGGCGCAGTTATAAACGACTTTGTTACTATTGCTGGCGCAACAACCTTGGGCGGATTAATAACCGCTGATGTATTAAACCAAGAATACCAAATAGTAAGCGTACCAACTGTCAACACCTACACTTTTGTAGCTAAAGATACTGCTGGGGATACGGTAACAGCTAACTCTAGCGATACAGGAAATGGTGGCGCAGGGGTAGATGGTGTGTATCAAATTAATGTAGGTTTGGATGTGTACGTTCCCTCAACTGGGTGGGGTGCAAACAATTGGGGAGAGGGGACTTTTGGCTCTTCTAGCGCTTTATCTGAAACGGGCCAATTAAGATTATGGGCGCAAGATCACTTTGGCGAAAACCTTATTATAAATCCTAGAAATGGTGGCATCTATAAATGGGTAGAAAATAATGGCTTAACAACTAGAGCGGTTGAATTGTCTGGAATGTCTGGCGCTAACTTAGTTCCTACCAAGGCGATTCAAGTGATTACTTCTGAAAAAGATCGTCATTTAATTGTATTAGGATGCGACCCTATTATCGGTAGTGCTCGATCTGGGACGATTGATCCAATGTTAGTTGCTTTTTCCGATCAAGAAGACGACTTACAGTTTGAGCCTTTAATTACCAATACAGCAGGATCTTTAAGGCTGTCTTCTGGCTCTTCTATTATTGGAGCCGCTAAGTCTCGACAAGAGATATTGGTTTGGACTGATGTTGCTTTGTACAGCATGCAGTATGTTGGACCGCCTTTTACTTTTGCAATCAATTTAATTAACGAAGGTACGGGTCTAATAGGGCCTAAAGCCTCTGCTACAGCTCCAACTGCAGTATTTTGGATGAGCTACAACAGTTTTTACGCTTACAACGGCTCGGTACAATCTTTGCCTTGCAGCGTTCAAAACTACATTTTTTCAAATATCAACCTCACTCAATCTTTTAAAATTAACGCTTTTACAATTAACGATAAAAGTGAAGTGGGTTGGTTTTATTGTTCATCTTCCTCAAATGAAATAGACAGCTACGTTATTTACAATTACGCAGAACAAACTTGGATATATGGCTCTTTAAGCCGAACCGCTTGGTTAGATGCTGGAATTGAAAATTACCCACGTGGGGTTAGCAACGGTTATGTTTATGAGCAAGAGACTGGTTTTGACGACGATGGCTCGCCGATGACCAACGTTTATATTGAAAGTTCTGACTTTGCTATAGGGGATGGCGAACAATTTAGCTTTATCAGAAGAATTATTCCAGACTTTAAATTTCTATCTAACTCTAACGCTGGCAAAGTTAATATTGTTGTTAAAACAAGAAACTTCCCAGGTGACTCTTTAACAACAAGTTCAACCAGTTCTATTGGCTCTACCACGCAACAAAGTAATATTAGAGCAAGAGGCCGACAAGCCGTTTTAAGGTTTGAGTCAGACGACGATGATACAGCGGCCAATACAAGCGTTGGTTGGAGACTAGGAGCTACAAGACTAGACGTAAAAACAGACGGCAGAAGATGAGTAAAATCCTTCAAACGCAACTCCCGTTGGCTTACGGAGAGACAACCTCTGTTGACGTTTTTAATAGACTTGTCAGAATTTTAGAGATAAACTTAGGAGCAGTAGACCCTGATAATACTTTACAATTATCAACTACCCAACGTGATCAATTGAATTTTAATATTGGCACGCTAATTTTTAATACTACAACCGAAGTGTTGCAAGTATATAACGGGTATGAGTTCTTAGATTTAGGAGCACCCGCTAACCCTCAAGGATACCAAGCGAAAGCGTTGGTTGGAAGTGTTTCTATAAAAACCAACGGGGATATAACAATAAATTTAGGCTCATCTTAAGATGGCTAGGATATTGAGAAATATTGCGACTAAGATGCTAAAATAACATATGGAACAAGGTATGCTGAACAACAGACAACAGGAACAACTGCAAGGAATTGCTGCTTTAGGCAGAAATGAAGACACTTATCTAGCTCACGTGGCTCCAGATGAGATGATCGTACCCGCTCAAGCTTTACGCGATAACCCCCTTTTAAAAATAGCAATCGAGAAATCCATTTCGAATTACGGGATTGATCCAAATCAATTCTTAGTTGGAAATGGCAGTATGGATTTAAACCCTTTAACGGGTCTACCTGAGTTTGGCTTTTTGTCTAAAATGTGGAAAAAAGCTAAAAAAATTGTCAAAGTAGTTGCCCCTATAGCTATAAACTTTATTCCTGGGATTGGCCCTTTAGCTAAAGCTGCTTTAACAACAGTAGCTGGTAAGGCTTCAGGCTTATCTACAAAACAGGCTTTATTAGGTGGCGCTTTAAGTTACGGAGGTAGCAAGCTTTTTGGAGGAACTCCAGCAGCGGGAACAGCAGGCAACGCTACCTCAACAGGTGGCAATATTTTTAGCAGAGCAGGTGAATTTTTAACCAAAGGTAAAGACGGCGTAGGGTTATTTGGTAACTTAGGTAAAGGTTTAGGCAGTATGAAAGAATACGTTTTTAAAGGTAAAGACGGCGTAGGGTTATTTGGTAACTTAGGTAAAGGTTTAGGCGGATTATTTGGCGGAGGCCCTCAAGTTCCTGAAGGATTAGAAATAGGCGCAGATGGTATGTATGTAGATGCAGCAGGCAACACTTACGGCTATCAAGATTTGGTTGATATGGGTGTGATGGATCGATCTGGAAATATAATTAATACACCCCAAGCTGATTTAAGCAATCAAGGAATGGGAAGTTTTTTTGGAAACAAAACACCTGGATTTATTAAAGGGATTGAAGACACTTTAAAAGGACAGACAGATCCTAACAGCAACAGCTTATTTAGAAACGACGGAGGCATGTTCGGCGGCAACCTTGGACTAATGGGCTTATCAGCCCTAGCTGGCAAGATTGCTTATGACTCAGCTAAAGACAGAATGGGTGGTCTAGCTGAAACTCCTAAAGTAACGATGGATCAATTAGGCAGATATCAAATGGCTCAAAATC